CCATACTCGTAAGTAGCTTTTTCTGCATCTGGTACTACCTGATCTGGAAAAGAACTATTGTAATTAGTATTTATCATTTATTTTATTTTTGAATTATAACCTGTGTTATCATATCTTTTAATGCCTAGATCTATAAACTTTTTCTGTCTAATAGCTACAGGTGTATACCTGTTTTTATTACAAGCCATTATAGCTAATCCTGAACTAATAGAAGCATCGTGTTTAGTTCTATTATTAATATTAAAAACAGCCCAGTCTTCTAATGTTTTTTGATGATACATATCTCCGTGGCCGTTTTCACTCATACCTACATATTCTTCTATGTAAGATTCAATAGCAGCAGCATGCGCTTGTTTAATATCTTCACTTGAATTAGGTATTCCACCTATTTCTTTTTCAGTTGTAGAAAGTTTATTCCAAACTTTATCAGGGCGATTCATTGAAAACCCTCTATAACCTCTACGTTTAAAATAATACAATAGTCTAGGTTTATTATTCTCAGCTAGTATTGGCATACCATAAAATATACAAGCCATTAAAACATCTTCAAAGAATACCTCAGCCGTTTGAGGTCTTGATATATATTCTAAAAAAAAGTGATTAGGTGGCGAGTCTTCCATTGAAAACTTAGTTAATCCATGTAAAGCTCCATTAGAGCCTTTACCATCAACAGTACCGCTAATGTCGTAACTATCACAGCCAAAAGCTCCAATGTGTTCGTTAGCAGGGTATTTACCTCCATTTTTATTAATTATTCTATTTTGAATTTCAATAGGCGGAACCCAACTAATTTTAAATCTACCGTCTTTATGAGGGCTAAATATAACTTTAGAATCTTTTATTCCGTTTTCCCACATGAAACTACCAGTAGTTACAGCTGCTATATTATTAGCTTCTAAATTGTAATCTATTTGTTGGTATATCTTAGTTAGGTTAAATAAACTTTCTTTTGCTTCATCTCTAAAAGCATGCATTTCAGTTCTTGGAAACTGTCTGTAGTATTCGTTTAAACTGTCTTGATCGTCCTTAAGTCCGTCTACTTCATTTTCCCAATGCTCAATAACTCCTGTTTCAATTTCAACGCCATCGATTCCTTTGACAATATTTTTTCCTCTAATGAAAACAGGTGATCCGTAAGAATCCATGAATCCTTCGTAGTTCCATTCCATAGGGATGAACATAGAATAGAGTCCAGAAGATGTTTGTCCATTTCTATTTCTTTTTGTAACGTCTGAAGAGTAATAGAGTTTTTTGAAATTGTTTCCACCTTTATCTAATGAGTTTGAAGTTGAGCCCATCATACATTTACCTACGACTCTTGATCCTAGTCTTAATGTAGTTTTTGTAACTCTCCAGTTGTTTAATATGTTATCAGGTCTTTCCCATTTACCGCTTTCATCGTGAGCTAATAGCTTAAGCTTTTCACCATCATAAGAGTTATCACCTGTATTTTTCCAGTCAATAGTTGTATCAAGACCTTGTAATTCTTTTAGCTTAACGTTATCATCTAATTTACGCCTAGTTAGTTTACTAGCAGGTATTCTATATGCTAGTTCTGTCTTGGGACGGTCCATACCGTCTTGAATCGGCTTGAAGAAAAACGGATAATTGATAGATATTGGAACCACTTTATCTGTAAACATTTTCTTTGCATCAGATCCTGACTTAGATAATATACCAAATCTTGCATCTGAAGATATTGTTGCTTGGTTAACGAGTTCCGCAGAAGACATGAATGAAAATCCAGATCGTCTATTTTTAAGGTAGCACATCCCATAACACCTTGTATCTGCTTTACATGCTTCCCAGAATATAAAGAATAATCTATTTGCTTCTCTATAGTCTGCTGCTCCAACATCAATCTTTGACCACTGTAAGTACATGTAGTGAGTACCAGTGATATATGTAGGATTACCTTTATTATAAAACCAATAACCTTGTTCTCTTCTAGTAAATTCTTTATCGATATAATCATACCATTTTTCTTTGAACTCAGTGTCGTATTCTTCCCAGTCAAACCTACTTTTTATTCTACTTAATTCTTTTGGATAATCGGCTTTTTGCCAATACTGATCCTCTTTGTTTTCGCTTCGTTTAAACGGTTCATTTGTTGCTGGTAAAGCAATCCTGAGATTTTGTATTTCAATGATTTGTCCAATTTGCCCAGTTTTACTTATTACTATAAAATCATAATCAGGGTTATAACCGTACTCCCATTTTTTTAAACGATTCTGTTTTTTTAATATCTTAGGGTTGATTAAATCCTTAACCTCTTTCCATAGAGTCTGCTGGTAGCTCATTTACTTCTCCCTTCTGCAAAACCTCTAAAGGTTTTTTCTTCTTTAGCTTCTTTTGGTTTTTGATTTAACAAATCCTCTTCTGTTTGGATTTTGTTTAATATTTCAAAAGCATCCATGATAGCTAGTTTCTTAGTGGCAGCAGCATTTTTTAATCTGTCAGCGCTTACATCGTCGTCTGAGTCAACAATCTTTTCTTTTGCTACTTTAATAAGTTCCTCAATGGCTTTGTGCCCAGCTTGGATTATTTTCTGTTTCGTCTCCTTGGTATTCATGAGTTAAAGCTATATCATTTGATTTCATACAATAAAGTCGCTCACCATCTATAATAAACTCAAATTCAGAGCTTGGGGTAAACGTAATAAGTGTTCCAGGGTTGATTCCTAGCGCTTCTAAGGTCTTATTAGTATATTTCATTATACCAACATTAGGTTCTTCTTTTCTATTCTCTAGAAGATGGTTGTTTAAAATTGGTTTTACGAAGCAATAATCTAAATGTGGTATTGAGTTATACATATATATCTGTTCGGGAGAGCAAAAACACATATCATCTTTAAAATAAGTTGAACTGTTTCTTTCTCTTCCCTTTTGATCATACCATCTTCTAAATATATTGTGGTGAATATAAACTTCGTCACCAACTTTTATTTCTGTAGTATAAGCAGCTGGAGTAGAAACTACAACTGCTTTTTTACTTACAAAAATATGATTTTCTATACTTGAGTTAATGATTAATTCTTTATCACCAACTTTTTTAATATTGTCATACCTTTCATTTAAAGGTTTAACAATAAAACTATATAGACTTTTCATTAATATTTCAAGTCGTATTCTAAGGAAATTGCCATATTTCGATTAAACTTTTTCCAAGGAAGAACTTCACTATTTTTAGTTATAAAAATATTATATGATTGATCTTCTTCTTCGTAAAGTATATCTCCAATAATATGGCCACCATAAACTTCCTGACCAATAGAATAATGCATTGCTTCATTCTTATAGTCAGAGCCTATACTAATCTTCCTTATTACCTTCGACATCAGTTTCTATTTCAGTATAAGTACCATCTTCAACACTAATATTGATAGCACCGTACTCTGCTTCAAGAACTTCTTTATAATCTTCTATCTCCTTATTAATACCAGCTATATCATGTAATAACCCATGTTTTTGAGTTTCTAATATACCTATGTTATTTATAAGCTCGCTTAATTGTTTTTGTTGTTCTTGAATTAATAATAATTCGTCTTCTTTAATTTTCATTTGATTTGATTTAATTTAATTGTATATTACTTATATATTTACTTGTATAAGTGACTTTTTACTATACAGGATCTGGTAATGACCAAGCTGCAGTTGCCATTAAAGCTAAAGCTTCATCTTGATTCATCACGTCGCCTACTATTGGCAAGCTACCATCTGTAACAAAACTTGGAGTTACTCTATAACTTAATAACCCTTGAGTATTTGCTAAATTTCTTCTCATTGACTGTGCACTTTGCTGATCTACTTGAGAAAACAAAACTAAGTTTGTATCACTTAATTCAATCACTATATAACTTCTATTATTCATTTTTTTTATTTTAATATTTTAACCTGGTACATCTAATGTTCTATCTAATACATCCATATTCTCAGATAATCCATTTGCTGTAGAGTACGGAGCATCTCCTACAATATCTATTGTACTTGATCCTAAACCATTTGCTGAATATCCAACACCATTTGTAATGTCATCATTTGTCATACCGCCAGCACTTACAGCATTTGAACCTACTACACTACCTTCATTTAAACAAGTCCAATTAGTGTTAAAAGAACTATTAGAACCTAGCTGATACCAAATAATAGGTTTAGTTCCTGAAAAAGTGTTTAAATTAGAAGGAACTCCAGAATTATAAATTTCAGTTGCGTTAGCTTGTGTTAATTCCGTGTTCCATAAAGCAATGTTTGAAAGTTTTCCATTCCAATATCTTGTTAAAACACCACCAAATTTTCCAATATTTAAACTTCCATCTGCAATTAATAAAGTATTAGGTATTGCTCCAGTAGTTGTTAATGAGACTGAAGAACCATTAATATAACAAGTAACTGTTCCAGAGTTAAATGAAAAAACAGCGTTATACCAAGTGTTTTCTTTTAATATAGATTGTGTAAAAACATTGTTTGAACCATTATCACCAATTGAAGCTTTTATAAATAATAATAAACCATAATAACCGTTTGCTGGACCCTTTGTTTCTAATGCAAAATGACCTAAAACACCTGAGTTGAAATTCCAATCAGATACAATAGCTTTGTTTGCTGCGGCAGTAGTAAGATTAAACCAACAGGAAATGCTAAACTCACTTAATCCACTCAGATAAGATGCACTTCCAGAATTTAAAAAATCATCAAGCCCATCAAAATCTAAAGCGTAAGGACTATATCCAGAAGTTTGCTGTAAGTCGCTTACAACTAAGTTAGATGAATCCATACCAGCACTTTCACCAGCTAGTGCATTTACAAAGCCAGCATATTCAGTAGTTCCACTATTAGTTCCATTATTACTTGCAGAACCATTATCAATAAGACCTGTAGTTGTATTATCAAGTTTCCACCAGGATACAGGGCTTAATGAAGAAATATCTGATGCTGGAGTTCCACTGTTGTAAAGAGTAGTTATTTGAGTAGAAGTTAATTCCGTATTCCAAATCGCAGTATTTGATAATTTTCCATTCAAAAATCCATTTATTGCTCGTTCGCCAAGCAAAACAGGTGAAGTATTAGAAACATTTGTTATTGCTTTAACTTTTGTGCAAACTGGTAAACCATTTTTATAAACAGTCATTGTATTAGTTCCGTTCCAAGTCATAGTTATATGTTGCCAAGTATTTAAATCAACTGTTGGAACAGTTCCAGTTGTTTCTTGCCCAGTATATAAATCAAAATTCCTAAGAACAAATCTTAATGTATTATTAGTTTGATACTGTATGTGATATTGAGCTACGGTAGGTATACTTGAAGAATTTGGACATTTTGAAACAATACCTTTATGTGCTAAATTTGTTTCACCATAAATCCAAAAAGATATACTTAAAGCTCCTGTTATATCTAAACTGCTATCATTACCACAATCTATAGAATCACTACCATCAAAATCTAAAGAACTTTTATAAACCGAAGGATATGCATTATTATCGATACTCCATTCTGTACTTGTATTATTAAAAATTTCAGAAGCGTTTAGTTT